TGCGGCGAAAACGCAGGAAACGCGGGGTTAAATTCCGTGATCCGCCTATATCTTGAATATAGGAGAAACGCGCATTTGAACCGTTTGTTTGGGGCTCGGCGGCTCCCTATCTTGGCGGCTCATTCAACCGATTGAGCGCAGTTAACACCCATGCCCCGTTCCCTTGTTTCGTACTGGAAACGTGTCGCCACCAGCGGCACCACCGCCGATGGTCGCGAGATCCTTCCCCAGGAACTGCGCGATATCGCTGAAACCTACAAGCCGTCCAAATATACGGCGGTGATCTGGTGCGACCACGAACGTTGGAGCGGTTCCCACGGCACTGTCTTTGCCGTGCGACTGGTGGAGGAGGGCGACGACTTGGCGCCCGGCCAAATTGGATTAGAGGCACAGCTCAAACCAAATGATCGCCTTCTACAGCTGAATGACCAAGGCCAAAAGCTGTTCTCCAGCATTGAAATCACCCCGAATTTCGCCGGCAGCGGAAAGGCCTACCTGACCGGTTTAGGCGTCACCGATGAGCCGGCCAGCCTGGGCACCCAGGAACTCTATTTTTCCAAGCAAACCCATAAAAACTCCTTCTACGCCGCGTCCGTTGAACTGGGCTCCTTTGAGGCAGAACCGCAGAGCGAGGTCGGCAAGCTGGTCGGCTTGCTCGCTGGTCTGTTCAAGCGCTTCGCCACGGACGTCGAACACGCCGAACCCACCACCCCAACCGAGAGCAAACCCCCAATGGATGAAGCTACAGCAACGGCCCTGAAAGCCCTGCTGGCTCAATTGCTGATTGTCGCTTCCGGCATTCAGGCTGTGATTGAGCCCGTCGCGGAAGACGCGCCAGAGCCCGACGCCGCACCAATCGACGACGTAACAGCAGCTGTCGACGATATCATCACCACCGCCGAGGATGAGCGCGAGTTCAATCGCAAAGGCGGTGCAACGAACAAGGCATTGCTCGCCAGTATGGCGAAGCTGGAGCAGCAGTTTTCCGCGCTGCAGAACACCTCAACCGGTCGCCAGTTGCCACGCAATCCTGGCCCTGTGATCGCAACCAAAAAGCGGGTGCTCTGACATGGCCCAGCCATTAAGCGCCCGTGGCGCCAAACAATATGCCGAACTGCAGGAAGCGTACGCAGAAGCGTATGGGGTCGAAAGTTCGGCCCGGATGTTCAGCGTTGACCCGACGATTGCCCAAGAACTGAACGACGCGATCACCGCGAAAGCCGACTTCCTGGAGCGCATCAACGTCACTCCGGTCAGCGAGATCAAGGGCGAGAAGGTGTTCATTGGCGTGAACGGTCCGGTCACTGGCCGCACCAACACCAAAACCACCGACCGTGAAGCCAAAGATGCTTCTGCACTGGATAACACCCAATACGAGCTGGCTGATACCCAGTCGGACGTGGGCCTTCCATACGCCAAGATCGACGCCTGGGCGAAGTTTCCAGACTTCAAGGAACGTTATTCCGCTGCAGTGCAAAAGCGCATCGCGCAGGACCGGATCGTCATCGGTTTCCAAGGCACCCACGCGGCAGCGCAAACCGACCTGGAGAAATATCCGAAGCTGCAGGACGTGAACAAAGGCTGGCTGCAGCAACTGCGCGAGCAGGCCCCGCAGCAGGTGCTGAAAGAAGGCGCTACCGCTGGCAAGGTCACGCTGGGCGCCGGTGGTGATTACGCCAACCTTGATGCCCTGGTGCACGACACCAAGCAGATGGTCGACGAGATCCTGCGCGAAGACGGCGACCTGGTCGCGATCATCGGCACCGACTTGCTCGCTGCTGACAAGGCCAAGCTGTACACCAAGCAAGGCGACACGCCGACCGAAAAAGAGCGCATCGAAAACGCGCAGGTCATCGCGACCTATGGCGGTCTGCCGGCGTTCAGCGTGCCGAACTTCCCGGTCAATGCGGTGCTGGTCACCAGTTGGGACAACCTGTCGATTTACTTCCAGGACACCAGTTGGCGTAAGCAGACGATCGAGAACCCGAAACGCTCCCGCGTTGAGGATTACAACAGCCGCAACGAAGGCTACGTGATCGAGCAGCTGGAAAAGATCGCCTTCACTGAAAACGTGGAGCTGGTGAAGTGAGCCTGGCCCTGGCGCACAAGCGGCGCACCTTGGCGTTGGGCAGCACAGCAGTGGCGGCGCTCGCCGCTACTGCTGGAATGGCCTACTCGCCAGCGGATGCCCTGAGCAGCCCGGCCAACGCCCGTAAGCACTTGCTGTTGCAGGAAGCGGCATTGGACCAGGACCTGGCCCGAATCAGCGCCATCAACGGCCTGGCCGGGCGCCAGGCCCTCAAGCGCGACGAGCTGCTGCCCAAATACCAGGAATACGTGCAGCGCTACTGCGAGTCGGGGCTGAACTTTCCCAACCGTGTCGCGGTGCAGGTGATGGTCTGGTTGTTCGATACCGCCCAGTTTGAAGATGCGCTGGAGCTGGCTGACTTCCTGATGGAGCAGGGCGGTCAGCAGATGCCGGAGCGCTTCAAGCGCCGGGATATCCAGACCTTTGTCGCCGATGCCGTGTGCGAGTGGGCCTACGCCGAATACAACGCCGGCCGCAGCCCGGAGCCCTACCTGTCCGACCTGTTGCCCCGCGTTGATGGCGAATGGCAACTGACCGAGCAGATCCCCAGCAAGTACCACAAGTTGATCGGCATGCGCGCCATGGAGGCCGAGCAGTGGCAAACCGCGCTCAAGCATTTGGAGCGCTCCACCGAGCTGTACCCGAAAGCCGGCAACGACACCCGCATCGATAAGGTCCGCAAGGCCCTGGCAAAACAAGCGGCCGCTACCCCGGCCACCGAATAACCGACTACCCCCCCCAGCGGGGACCCGTGGAAGTGAGCCGCCCATTTATGGACCGTCCCACTGAAAACAGGCTCCCCGCCCTATTTGAGCGGCCAGCAATGAGCTTTTCCGGGAAACCCACCACCTTTGTGGAACAGACGATCAAGAACGACGGCTTTTGGCCAGACCTCTCTGTGTCCGAGTTCCAGAAGGAACAACGCCTGCCGGCGGAGTACTTGGTAGAGCTGCTGGTCGACACACTGAAAAGCGCCATGGTTGAGGTGAACACCGACCTGGCCCGCGTGAAAGCTACCCAGCAGGGCGCTGGCGTATCGAGCCTGACGGCAGCGGCGGGTGTGGGCACCACGGCAGCATGGGCCTACGCTCATAAAATCACGCTCTACAAGCGTGCGGTGTACTGCCGCGCCAAAGCCCACTCACTGCCTCAGTTCGCCACCGTCAATCGTCGCGAGAGCGCGGAGAACACCGGTAAGGAAGCCCCTGAACGTGTCGAAACGTTCCTGGCATTCAGCCAACAGGCCGTGCGCGTACTGCAGGGCCGTGGCCGCATCACGGCGGCGCTGCAGTGATCCAGTTGAAGGCGCTGACCGCCTACCTGATGGCCCGCAACCTGGTGGAGCCGGAGCAGTTCGACAGTTGGACCGAACAGGTCAGCCTGGAGCTGATCTGGAAGCCCGACCTTGACGGCCTTCACATGGCTGACATGCGCTATCGCGCTGCTTTCTCCTTGGAGCGATTCACCGGTAACCCGGGCAGGCTGATGGCCCTGGTCGGCAGTTGGCTTGAAACCCACGACCCCGATCGGGACCGCCACGAACTGCCGGCGCCGCTGTTTGCGATTGAGCCGCTGGACGTTGATAGCTTCGACGTCGACCTGTCCCTGGAATTCGTTGAGCCCCAGTACCTGGCCGAAGATCCAGACGGCGAGATCGAGGCGTTCGGCAAGACCTGGGCGTTTGTCCCATTCGATCTGTGGACAGCCGAGCAGGGCGAGGTGGGCAGCGATGGCCGCTAGTGCGCTCGATCTGGACATTCGCGGCTTGCTCAACATCGACGCGCAGCTGGCGTTGCTTGAGCTGCCGCCCCAGTTGCGCCGTCGACTGCTGAACAACGTGACCAAGCGCGTGCGGACGATGAGCCGCAAGCGCGTGCGGGAGCAGAAGAACCTGGACGGCAGCCCGTTCGCGGAGCGCAAGGGCAGTGCAAAGGGCAAAAAGAAGATGGAAGCCGGCCTAGCCAAGCTGCTGCAGGTCACGCGTGTCAGTTCCGATGAGGCCGAATTGGGCTGGAAAAACGCACTCACCCGATGGGTCGCGTCGCAGCAACACAACGGCGTCAGCGAGCGGCGCACCGCCGCGCAGATGCGCCGCTGGAACAAAGTACCCCCAGGAATTGCATGCACCGACAAACAGGCCAAACGCCTGCGCCGTCTGGGCTTTCGCGTGCGGCAGAAGGGCAAAAAAGCGCTGGCCAGGCCGTCAGTGGCTTGGATTCAAGAACACGTCAACTACGCCAAGGCCGGCTTGCTGATCCGCATTTTGAACGATGAAAGAACCGAGACCACTGGCGCGCAAAGCTGGGATATCACCCTGCCCAAACGCCAGTTCCTCGGCGTGGAGACCGGGAGCGAAACCCGCGAGCTGGTTAACCAGGTCTTCCAACAAATCCTTAACTCACCCCGCTAACGAGGCACAGCATGGCACTTGGCAAAGTCAGCGTTAACAATCTCAATCTGGGCCAAGGCGCCGTGACTGAGATCGAGCGCTATTTTCTCTTCATCGGTCCCGGCCCGAAAAACGTCGGCAAATTGATGCCCCTCAACACCGACAGCGACCTGGACGCCTCTCTGGGGCTGCCAGCCAGTGACCTGAAAACCCAGATCACTGCTGCACGCCTGAACGGCGGCGATCGCTGGGCGTGCCTGGCGGCGCCGATTGGGGCCGAAGGGGACTGGAAGACCGCCCTGGAGCAGTCACAGCAGCAGGGTTTCTCTGTTGAGGCGGTTGTCATCACGCAACCAGTGGTCAAGGCCGCTGAATTGTCAGCGATGCACGACGCCGCTGTCGCGCTTGGCAATGTCTACGGGCGCCGCGTCTTCGTTATGGCCTCCACGTCCAGCCCTACGCCACTGCAGGCCTGGTCCGAATACCTGGTTGACCAGAAAGCGATCGTGGACAGCTTGGCTGCCCCCCGGGTGATGGTCGTCCCTCAGTTGCATGGCAATGACTTGGGCGTGCTGGCCGGGCGCCTGGCCAATGCTGCGGTGAGCATCGCCGATAGCCCTATGCGCGTGGCCACCGGTGCCGTGCTGGGCCTTGGCGCCGTGCCTATCGACAAAGACGGTATCCCGTTGCCGTCCTCAATCCGCGCTGAACTGGACAAAGCACGCTTCTCCGTATCCCAGACCTATCCCGATTACCCCGGCGTGTATTGGGGCGACGGCAACATGCTGGACACCCCGGCCAGCGACTACCAGGTCATTGAATACCTACGACTGGCGGACAAGGCCGCGCGCCTGGTGCGTCCACTTCTGATCCGCCGCGTCGCCGATCGCCGGTTGAACAGCACCCCCAACAGCATGGCGGTAAACGTCACCGCGCTGATGGCTCCGCTGCGCCGCATGGCCAAGTCGGTGAAGTTCGCCGGCGAGGTATTCCCGGGCGAGATCGAATCGCCAAAAGACGGCGACATCGTGCTGGTCTGGAAGAGCAAAACCTCCGTTGAGGCGTTTATCAAGATCAAGCCCCACAACTGCCCGAAAGACCTCACGGCGAACATCGCCCTGGACCTTTCCAACGACGATTCGGAGTAACCCCCCCATGTCACGTATTGGCGGCAAAAACTTTGACGTGAACCTGGGCGATCTGCAGGTCCACGTCGAAAGCTGCACCCTGGATATCACCGACAACAGCAAGACTGCGCAAACTCGGGGCGTGCCTGACGGCTACGTCGACGGCGATGTGGCGGCAGCCGGTGAACTGGAGCTGGACTCTACCAACTTCAATCTGCTGATCGAGGCGGCGCGCAACGCCGGCAGTTTCCGCAAGCTCGATGCCTTCGACGCGGTGTTCTTCGCCAAGGCTGGCGACGACGAGCTGCGCATTGAGGCCTTCGGCTGCAAGTTGAAGGTATCCAGCCTGCTGAGCATCGATCCCAAGGGCGGCGAGAAGACCAAGCACAAAGTGCCGTTCGAGGTCACCAGCCCGGACTTCATCCGTATCAACGGCGTGCCTTACCTGGATGCTACCGAGATCGAGGGCATTAGCTGATGGTCTGCCCGTTTGATCGCGCCCAAGCCCTGGAA